CTGAACCAGTACGTGTGGGACGTGACGCTGGAGGGGGCGAGCCCCGCCCAGATCGAAGCCTGGCTCGAAGCGAACAAGAGTCTCCGGCGCAACCAGATCTTCGCGCACAACGACAAGCTGAAACTCGAGGCGAAGGTCCCCGACCTCAAGGCGATGGACAAGGACGTCTTCGCCCGGCAGATTCGCGGGCTGATCGTCGGCTCGCGCGGCTTCCCCGAGCACTGGTTCGGGCTGGCGGGGGACGTGAACTTCGCCAGCGCGAAGGAGATGGGGCTGCCGCCGGTGAAGCGGCTGACGCGCATCCAGAACGAGCTGCGGTTCATCCTGCGCGACCTCGTCACGTTCCAGATCCACCAGGCCATCCGCGACGGCCGGCTGAACGCCGAGGTCACGATCGGCGAGGGCGAGTCGGCGGTGACGAAGGCCACGGATCAGGCTGTGCGCATCATCCTGCCGGAGCTGTCGATGCGCGATCAGGCCGGCATCGTTGCGGCCGCGACGAGCCTCTCGGCGGCGCTGACGCAGGCAGTGACGAACGGCTGGATGCGCGGGGAGACGGCGGCGCGGGTGTTCAACGCGCTGGTCGCCCAGCTCGGCACGCCGATCGACATCGCGGAGGAGTACCAGCCTGGCGGGCCGACTGGCACCCTGTATGCCGGCGCGGGGAGTCAGCAGGACATCGAGCGGCTGCGCGCCCAGCTCGAGCGCCTGGGGAACGGCAACGGCGACAACACGGGCGAGCCCAAGCGCACCTCGCCCGTCGGGGGGCGGCAGGCGGCATGACCTGGTGGCTCGTGATCCTGCTCTATGCGCTCCCGGATCATGAGGTGCCGCTGCGGGTCGTGCAGGAATTCGCCTCCGAAGCGGCGTGTCAGGAGGCGCGCGACGAGCAGGCGGGCCGGCCGCTCCCGCCGGACCTCCAGGGGCGCATCGTGACCTGGTGCGAGCTCCGGGCATGACGACACCGGCCGACCGGTTCGCCGCCCAGATCCGCGCCATTCAGGCCAGCATCGACCGCCTGCCGGATCCCGTCGTGCGCGACGTGCTCCGCGGACTCGACGCGCTCCGGCGCCAGGTGCTCGCCCAGATCGCCGGGCTGGATCCGGGCTTCGCGCGCCTGCGCTTGCGCGACTTCGAGGCGAACCTGCGCGACCTGATGGCGCGGTACACTGCCTTCTATGGCGACGCGGTCGCCCCAGCCCAAGCCGCCATCTACGAGGCGGGCACGGCGCTGGCCGCGGCGCCGGCCGTGCAGGCGGGCCTCGTGTTCCACGTACCGGTGCTCTCGCGGCGGCAGCTCGAAGTCGCCCAGGCGTTCCAGGCCTCGCTGATCAGCGGGCTGACGACCGCGGCGGTGGGCGCCATCAGCCAGGAGCTCCAGCTCGGGCTGCTGCGCGGCGACGATGTCGCCAGGATCGCCCAGCGCGTCGCGGGGTCGCTCACCGGCCCGTCGACCTTCGGCACGCTCGCCACGCGGGCCGAGGGCATCACGCGCACCGAGCTCGGCCGCATCCAGGCCATCGCCACGCAGGCCTCGCTCGAGGAGACGCAGCGCTTCGTGCCGGACATGCAGAAGCAGTGGCGGCACAGCGGCAACGCGGGGCCGAATCGGCGCCTCGGCCATGTCGAGGCGAACGACCAGGTGCGCGACGTGACGGAGCGCTTCCGCGTCCGGCCCCAGCCCGATCGGCCCTACGAATCCCTGCTCTATCCCCGTGATCCCGCTGCGAGTGCGGCGTCCACGGTGTTCTGCGGCTGCGTCGCGCTGCCCTACCGCGCGGCGTGGGCCCCCGGGCTTCAGGAGGCGGCATGATTCGACACGAAGGCGACAAGTGGGTGCTCTACAGCCATGACGGCGAGAAGACCCTTGGCACCTACGACACGGAAGACGAGGCGAAAGAGCGGGAGCGGCAGATAATGGCCGCGCAGCATGCGAAGGAAGCGGCCGAATACGACCGCATTGAGTCGTCGTTCGCCTTCGTCCGGATGGCTGATCTCCTCGGTCGCGAGTGGGATGTCCGCGTCCTGAAATTCGGCACGTCGATGAACGGCTGGGAGTGGACCCGCGAGGCGGGCGAGCGGATGCTCCCCTTCCTCAAGCACGCGCCGGTCGGCTTCTACGCCTACAAGAACGGGACGGCGCACGCGAAGGAGGAGGACGTCCTCGCGGCGAACGGGGCCGTGACGCGGAATATCGTCGGGGATCTGCAAGACCCCCGGATCGAGGCCGACGGGATCTATGCCCGGCTGCACCTGCACGAGGACGCGGCGTGGCTGCGGACGAAGCTCGTCGGCCTCGCCCAGCGCGGCGTCGTCGACAAGGTCCTCGGCTTGAGCGTCGATACGCTCGCGAGTTACGTCAAGGAAGGTGGCCGTCGCGTGATCGACGGCGTCAAGCGGCTCTTCTCCGTGGACATCGTTAGCGCGCCGTCGGCGGACGGCCGTTTCCTCCGTGCGACAGCAGGCCTCGACCTACCCGACTCTCAGGAGGACGTGATGAAGAAGACCCTGGTGGCTCTCATCAAGGAACACCGTCCGGCGCTGCTCGAGGGCAAGAACCTCGAGACGCTCACGGAGGACGAGCTGACGGCGCTGGTCAAGGAGGCGATGAGCCCCCAGGCCCCGAAGCCCGATCCGAAGCCGACCATCTCCCCAGACGACCTGGACGCGAAGCTCAAGCGCATGGAGACGCTTGAGCGCGCGGCCGCGGTGCGCGAGGCGCAGATCCGCGTGAGCGAGACGCTGGCGAAGAGCACCCTGCCCGAGCCGGTGAAGGCGCGCGTCCGCAAGGACTTCGCCGACCAGATGCCGACCCAGGAGCAGATCGACGCCCGCGTGAAGGAAGAGGTCGAGCTGCTCGGGGCGCTGTCCAAGAGCGGCGAGGTGCGCGGTTTCGGCGAGGCCGGCCGCGTCCTAGTCGACAGCAAGGACAAGCTCCAGGCCGCGATGGACAAGCTCTTCGGGGTCACCCCGGAGGGGTTCGGGCGCGCGCTCGAGGCCGCGCCGTTCATGTCCGCCGGCACGGTGGCGCGGATCAAGGAGTCCCTCCAGCCCGATGCCGAGGCCGCGAAGGGCATCGTCGCCTTCCGCGGTCTGCGCGATGCCTACGCGCAGATCACGGGCGACTGGGACGTGAGCGGGCGCGTGCCGACGCGGATGCAGCGCGTGTCGGAGGCCCAGTTCTCGGCCGACTGGCCGAACATCCTCGGCAACACGCTGTATCGGCGGATGCTCATGGACTACGCCGAGGCCCAGTACAACGAGCGGACCATCTCGAGCTACGGCTCGGCCGTGGACTTCCGCACCAAGGAAGTGACCATCCTCGACTACTTCCCGGACATCGCCACGGTGGACCCGGAGAACGAGGACTACCAGGAGATCGCCAAGCTGAACGACGCGAAGGTCAGCTACGCCGTGATCCAGAAGGGCAACATCCTGACGATCACCCGGAAGACGATCATCAACGACGACCTCAACCAGGTCTCGAAGCTGGTCGGGCGGATGGGACGGTCGTTCCGGCGGACCCTCGCGCGGTTCATCTGGAACTTCTGGATCAGCAACGCGGCCTACGACGTGGACGCGACCGCGTGGTTCCACACCAACCACGGCAACACCGGCTCGACCGCCCTGAGCGCGGACGCCACCGGGGCCGCCGAGGTCCTGGCGAAGATCATCCAGCTCGCCGACATGACCGAGCAGGGTTCGGGCGAGAAGCTCGGGCTGCCGCCGCTCGATTCGCTCTACCTGGACGTGCCCCATGCCCTCTACGCCGTGGCGCTGCGGCTGAACAACGCGCCGGAGTTCGGCGCGGGCGTGGCGAACACGGTCTACCACCGCTTCGGCATGAACGGGGAGCGGATCAACGTCAACCCGCTCTTCACCGACGTGACGGACTGGGGCGTCCATGTGGCACCAGGCGCCGCCGGCCGCGAGTCCATCCAGGTCGACTTCCTGCAAGGCCGTGAGGAACCCGAGTTCTTCCTCGCGGACATGCCCACGGTCGGGCAGATGTTCTACGGCGACAAGATCCAGTACAAGGGCCGCCACGAGTACGGCGGCGACGTGATGGACTTCCGCGGGGCGACCAAGAACGTGGTGGCCGGGTAACCCCGGACTCGACAAGGAGGACATGAGCGCGATGCGACACTTCACGAAGCGGGTCCGGATCCTCGCCCTGGTGACCGTCGCGGTCATGCTGGCGCCCGTCGCGATCTACGCGGCGGCGCCCAGCATGCCGTCGGTCGGCACGGCCGTCTACCCGATGGTGTTCCACATCAGCGGGGCGAACACGGCGACGAAGGCGAACGTCGTCAAGTTCAACGCCCCATTCAATCTGCGTCTGCTCTGGGCGACCGCCACCTTCCAGGCCAAGAGCGGCACTCATACCAGCTCACACGGGACCTCGAACGTCACCGTGCTCAACGCGGGCCAGGCGGCCACCAACGCCATGGACATCAACGCCACGTCCGCGGGCACGGTGATCGAGGCCACCATGGTCGCCGCGCAGCAGAACGTGGCGGTGAACGGCGCGGTGACGGCCGATCTGACGCTCTGGGGCACCTCGCCGTCGGTCACGGACGTCACCCTCGTCGTCTGGGTCCAGCGGCGGTAGGCACGAATCGCGCGGCCTGGTCGCGCACGGCCAGGTCGCGCGAGGTGACCGATGGCGTACAGCGACTATCGAATTCTGCTCGGCGCGAAGCTGCGCGACACGGCGGGCATCATCACGCCCACCGAGGGGGATCTCCTCATCCAGGAAGCCATCCGGCGCTATAGCAGCCTGCGCCCGCAAGTCCGGATCCAGACGCTGACCGGCGACGGCGTGGCGATCACCTTCGATCTCGCCGCCGACTTCGAGGTCGGGTTTTCCACCATCTCCGCGATCGAGTACCCGGTGGGGCGGGCGGTGCCCGAATACCTCGACGCCGAGGACTGGACCTTCTACCAGAACCCTGACAGCGGCGAGACGCAGATCCGGCTGCTCGGCGTCGTGCTGCCGGACACGGCCGAGGCCTACGTAACCTACACGCTTCGACACGTGGTCAGCGAAGGCGCGGGGGCCACGGACACGATTCCGATCGGCGATCGAGAGGCGGTCTGTGACCTTGCCGCGTCGCTCGGGTTCGAGCAGCTCGCCGCCTACTTCGGCGCCGAACTCGAGCCGAGCCTGAACGCCGATCTGTCGCGCGGCCAGGACCGCGCCCGCTTCTACCTCGACATGGCCAGGCGGCGCCGGGATGCCTGGGAAGGTGCGATGGGCATTCGGCGCGGCGATGTCGCGGCCGCCAGCCGGACCGGCGACATCGACGTGCCGCTCTTCGGGCCCACCGGCCCCTCGCGATTCTTCCACGGAGACCGCTGATGGCGCGGATCGCCTACCGCATCCAGGCCCTCGGCCCGGTGTTCACGATCCGCGACCTCCGCGGGCAATTCGACCGGGAGATCACGGCGGCCCTGCTCGAACTCGGGGCGCTGGGACAGCGGCTGGTCGTCGACGGCGCGCCGGCTGGCGTGGCCTCTGGCGGCGGCGGCTTCCGGGGTTCCGTCTTCACGGAGCTCCGGGGCCGCCCCGCAGAGCGGAGCCAGATCATCGGGAGTCCGCTGGTCTATGGCCCGGTGCTGGAAGTCGGGCGGCGCCCTGGCAAGCGCCCCCCCTTCCAGCCAATCCTGCTCTGGGTACGCCGCAAGCTCGGCTTGCAGGGCCATCTCGCGTCGCAGGCGGCGTTTCTCGTCGCGCGAAAGATCGGTGCCCGCGGCTACCCCGGCCGCTTCATGTTCCAGCGGGCCGCGGCCGCGCTGGAGCCGATCGCGCGCGCCCGCTTTCAGACGCTCGCGGCGGCGATGATCCACCGCCTCGGAGGCCGGTGATGCCCTTCGCCGACATTCGCCCGGCCGTCAAGGCGGTCCTCGAGGCCGTGGATGGCGTCGGCGTGGTCTCGGACTTCGAGCCGTGGGTCCGTCGGCTCGAGGAGCTCAAGACCTTCTTCCAGCCCGAGAACGAGGACGCACTGCGTGGGTGGACGATCAGCCGGGAGAGCGTGGTCGAAAGTTACGGCAGCCTGAGCCGGGGCGAGGCGGAAGCCCGCCACGCGGTCGTCATCCGCGGGTACATGAGCGTGAGCCAGCAGGGCGCCACGGAGCGGACGTTTCAGGATCTGGTCGATACGGTGACGGCGGCCCTGCTCGCGCAGAGCCTCGACGACGCCAAATTCAACCAGACCGTCGACTATGTGGAGCCGCCGATCGTGCGGGCCATCGAACATCGCGAGTTCAGCAACGACTTCGTCCACTACTGCGAGATCGTGGTCGGCTGCCGCGAGCGCGTGGCAGTGGCCGCCTAGGAGGCAGCCAGGATGGCTCAGTTCACCGCGCCGGCAGAGGTCCAGAAGCTCATCGCGATGAAGCCGGAGTCTGCGGCCGGCACGGATGTCTTCGCCGATACCTACGTGGCGGCCGACGTCATAGAAGCCGACGCGCGCTCGATCCGCGTCACGAACGATCCGAACGAGATCGAGAACCTCGTGCTGATGGGCAATCTCGGGCGCGCGCCGTCGCTCAAGGGGGCACGCCTGTCGCGCGTCGACTTCCGGTGCCCGGTTCGCGGACTCGTCGGCGGCTCCGAGTACGACGACAGCCCCGAGCTGGTGCCGCCCATCGACCGGCCGCTCCGCGGCTGCCGCCTGGGACGCACGTTCGCGAACCCCGGCGCCTCCAACTCCTCGGTCAAGTATCAGCCGACCAACACCGAGGAAACCATGACCATCTACGTCGTCCAGCCCATCCCGGGCAGCGCCAATTGCCTCTCCCGGCAATTCGTGGGCTGCCTGGGGACCGCGCGGCTGAACGGGGTGGCCGGGGAGGGCATGTTCGCTGAGTTCAGCTTCGTCGGCGCCTTCGAGGAGGAGAAGGACATCACCTTCGTTGGCGGCACGCTCACCCTGACCCCGCGCTACCCGCAGCTCGTGAGCGCCGCCTTCCAGATCGGCACCGGCAACTATGCCCCGCGCATCCGCACCGTCGGCTTCGACATGGGCAACCGCGTGGGGCGCCTGCCCTCAATCAACGCCTCGTCGGGCGTGGCCGGGTTCAAGGTCGTGGACCGGCGGCCCGTGCTCACGGTGGACCCGGAAGTCGACCTCGACGCGAACTCCGGCTGGTGGGCCGCGTTCCGCGACGGTGCGCCGCTCAAGGACTGCACGTATCAGCTTGGCAGCGCGCACGTCAATCGGCTGAAGTTCCAATTCGCGTCGGATGGTTCCACCGGGAACCTGGAAGTGATCACGCACGATCTCGACAGCCGCGACGATCTGACGTGCTTCCGCATCTCGCTGTTGCCGACGATCAGCGCCGGCAACGATGACTGGTCGTTGCTGTTTGACTAAATCCCGTGCAGACAAGGAGGCCCGTGCGATGGCGCGCCGTGCAACCGTGCAGGAGATTCGAGCGAGTGGTCAGCGAGAGCTGGAGATTCCGGGGATGACTGACGAGGTCGGCGAGGCGTTGACCGTCCTGGTCCGCAAGGTGCACGCGGGCGAGCGGATGAGTCTCATGCCGCCGCTGCCGCCATCGGTCCTGCAAGGCGAGCCGAAGCTCCTGGCCGAGCGCGAGCGGGCCTGGCTGGCGAGCCTGACGCCGGAGCAGATGGAGGCCCGGCGCGCGGAGGCGAACGAGTATTGCTACCGCCTGGTGGCGCTCGCCGCGCTCGAGCCGCAGATGACGGTCGAGGATGCCCGGGCGCTCGGCGACGGGGCGCTGGTTCTCGCGGACGAGATCACGCGCTTCTCGGCGAACGAGAAGGCCGCGCCGATCCCGGAGGCGGTGCCCGCCTGATGCTCCCGCCCTTCATCCTGACAGCCACGCTCGACGGCGAGTACGTCGAGTTCGTCGCGTGCGATGTCCCGACTGGCGTGTTCCTGGGCGCCGACTTCCAGGAGGTCATGCCGGGGATGGCCTGCTATAGCGCGGAGAGCGCGGAGGCTCAGCGCGCGATGCTGGCGCGCATGGAGGCCTGGTCGGACGCGATGCTCACGCGGGTGATCGCTGACCCGGTCCTCTCGCGCGATGACGTGCTCCGGCTGGGGAGTGCCAGGGACGAGCTCGTCGTCGGGTATCTCTGGGGGATCGGGTGGGAGACCCCGGCGGATGCGCTCAAGCGCGTCTCGCCGCGGATCGCGGAGGGTCCGTTCGCGGCCCCCGCCCCTTCGCTCGAGGCGCTCCGCGCGATCCCGAGCGAGAACATGAAGAAGGCCGTCCGCGAGTTGGCCGCCAAGGCGCGCACGGATCCCGATGCGGTCCTGGCCACGTGGCCGGTGTCGAAGTTCATCCGTAACTGGCGGATGATCATGCAGGACGACCTCCTGAAGTCGGCACGCGGCGGACTCGGGCAGAGCGATCTGATGGACATCGTCGGGCGGGAGGCCGCATAAGTGGCCACACCGAGCTCAATCGAGATCCAGATCACCGCCCGCGACGACGCCTCCCGCGTCATCGACGGGCTGGGGTCGAGCTTTCAGCGCAACGCCCGCGGCATGGAGACCTCGGCCGCAGACGTGACGCGCGGCGTGCGCCTGATGGCCGGCGGGTTGCTGACCGAGTTGAACCCGGCCCTCGGCGCCTCGGTGATCCAACTCTCCCAGGTCACGGCCGGAGCGACGCGGTTCGGCGGGGTGCTGGGGCCGCTGGCCATCGCGCTCGCGGTCGCCACGGCTGGGCTGAGCCAGTACATCAGCAACCTACGCGAGGCCACCGAGAAGCAAGCGGCGCTGAACGTGGCCGCGCGCTCGTTCGATGCCGGGGCGATCCGGGGCGAACTGGCCACGGTCGCCAAGGACATGGAGACGATCGCCCTGCGCTCGCAGACAGTCGTCGGGACGATCGTCAACTCGTTCCGCGCGCTGGGCGACGTGCTCGGGTTCACGACCTCGGCGACCGACTCCCTCGTCCGCGCCCAGGATGCCCTGGCCAAGGTCATCCCGCTTGAACGGGCCGAGGCACTGACCAAGGTCTACATCGAGCAGGCGGCGGCCGCGCTGGACCTCGCGAAGGTCGAGGCGACCAAGGCCGACCGGCTGAACGAGTTGGATCGGTTCCTCAGTGCGCAGGGCAAGCTGACGGCCGAGCTGGAGCGACAGGCCGAGGCCGAGCGTCGGCTGATCGAGTTGGAGGGGCAGCGGGCCATCGCGGCGTCGGTCGCCCTTGGGGAGCCGACCTCGGCGCAGGAGTCGATCCGGTCCCGTACCGCCGCCCGGCTGCGGACCCAGGAATTGCGGGACCTCGGTCGCTTCTCAGCGCTGGCCGAATCCAACGCCGCCGGCATCCAGTCGTTCCGCGACCGCGAGCGCGCGAATCGGGAATTCCGGCTGGGGAACGTCGACGTGGCCGGCTACGACGAGGCGGCGGGATACGGGGCCATCACCCCGGAGTTCCTGATCGGCCAGCAGCAGATCAGCCAGCGCATCCTGGGCCAGCAGGCGCAGGCCACCGCGCACCTGATCAGCCTCGAGCGGCAGCGGCTGGAGCTCGTCGGCGAGCTGACCCCGCAGATGACGATCCAGTTGACGGCCATGGAGACGCAGGCCCAACTGGCCGATGAGCGCCTCACGGCCGAGCAGAAGCTCCTGATCTCGGCCGAGGGCATGCTGTCGATCCAGCGGCAGCTCGCCAGCCTCGACGCGACCGCCGGCCTGGCCCGCGGCCTGACCGAGATCGCCAACCAGGCCGAGCGAACGGGCGACCGCACCTACGAAGCCCTCCGGGGTGCCTTCCAGAGCGCCGAGCGGGCCTGGTCGGACGGCCTCTTCTCGGTCATCACAGGGGACCTGAAGCGCCTGCCCGACATCGGCAAGCAATTCGCCGAGGGCCTGGTCCGGAACCTGACCGACCAATTCGCCAAGATCGCCACCGGCGGCATCGCGACCACGCTGAGAGGGGCGCTAGGGGGGTCAGGAGCCACGTTCGCCGCGATCCCTACCACGGGTGGGGGGGGCGGGCTGATCCAGGCCCTGCTGGGCGGCGGGGGGGCTTCTGGGGCCGTTCTGAGCCCGACCGGCGCCCCGGCGGGCAGTCTGGTGATGACCGCGCAGGGTCTCGCCCAGGTCACCCCCACCGGAGGACTCGAGCTCGCCCAGGCCGCCGCCGGCGGGGGCTTCGGGCTGCAGGAAGGGCTCGGCTATCTCTCGTCCCTGAACACGCTGAGCGGTCAGCTTGGCGGGCCGAGCCTCGGCGGGGGCGGCTATCTTCAGGGGTTGACGAACCTTTCTCTGCTCAGCGGGACGCCGGTCTATGTCGCCAACACGGCCGGCGGCCTTGCGGGCGCCACGGCCTACAGCAGTGCCGATGCGCTGCTGGGCGGAACGACGGTCGGGGCGGGGTATACCACCGCTGGGGTGACCGGGGGTCTCACGGTGGGCGGCGCGGCCACCGGCGTCTTGGCCGGCGTGGCACTGGGGTTCACGATCTACTCGGCGCTCCAGGGTCCGCCGACCGCGCAGAACATCGCCCTGAGCGCCGTGTCCGGGGCGGTCTCCGGAGCCGTGCTGGGCGCGGTGATCGGGACGTTCATCTCGCCCGGCGTCGGGACGCTGGTCGGCGCCGGTCTCGGGGCCCTGATCGGTGGGGCGGCCAGCGGCGGGGCGGCCGCCTACGGCAAGGGCGGGGTGAAGAAGCCGACCCCGAGCGCGGTCAGCCAGGCCCACGCCCAGATCGCGGCGGGCAACCTCTCCGGCGCCATCGACGGGGCCTCGAGCATTGAGGACCTGGTAGCCATCTTCAACACGCGCTGGAGCCGGTTCGGCGAGGTGCAGATCCTGACGGTCTACCAGGGGCTCGTCTACTGGGCGGGCGACTTCGACGACCCCGCGGCGAACCTGGCCACGCCGCAGTTGATGATCATCCCGGAGTTTCTGGATCAGCTCCAGATCCGCGTGGGCGAGTCTGGGGCGGCAGCGAACCGCGCGGACCTGGTCGACAAGTTCCGGGCCAAGCGCGATGAGCTCCTGAACCTCCTCGGCGAGATCCCGGTGGGGTCGTTCGAGACCGATCCGGCGGCGCGGGTGACCCGGCGCAGCACCTTCCCCATCTCGCAGATCTACAACCTGCGCCCGGGCGAGACGACGCTCACCTACTCCAGCGAGTTGTTCCGGCGGGACCTCGGGGCCGATGACAACACGATCGAGTTCCTGATCCGGCGCATCCGCGAGGTCGGCAACAAGCGGGCGCTCGACCTCTCCCGCACCGACTTTCTCTTCGAGACGACCTGATGGCGCCCAGCGATCCGACCGTCTACCGGCCGACCTCGCTATACCCGCGCCTGAAGTACGCGGGATCGACGATGGACTTCCGGCACGGGGTCGCGGACTGGCTGCCGTCTGGCCAAGGACTCCGGGGCGCGAACTTCACGAGCCCCCGCACGGATGGCCCCGGGAAGATCGAGTACCTCTACGGAGGCTTTGAGGAGGCCTGCCAGCTCACCCTCGTCTGCGCGCCGGCGCAGTATGCACAGCTCCGGCGGGTCTTTCAGGACTCGCTCGTGACGGGGACGGCGTTCGAGGTCTGGATCGATCGGTTCACCGCCTCGTGCTGGCTGCTGAGCGAGACGCTGCGGGATCAGAACGGCCTGCCGCTCAGCCTGAACACGGGCACCGCAGCCTATGTCGACGTACCGAGTGGTCGCGGGCTCGATCTCGCGAGCGATCAGGGCCTGTCGGTGGCCATCGCCCAGGCGAGTGCTGGGACGCCGACTGGCTACGATGACCCGATCCGGAAGGACGAGGGGGTTCTCCTCCTCGACTTCTGGCCAGACTTCGCGGCGGGCGATGGCACGGACCACGTCCTGATCGACACGACGGGGACGACGGCGAATCGCCTGCGCCTGACGAAGACCGCCGCCGATGCGCTCACGTTCGAGATCCTCGATGCCGCGGCCGGGTCGAAGACCGTGAGCGGGACCCCAACATGGGCGGCCGAGGCCCATGTCGAGATCGTCCTCCGCTGGACGACTGCCGGGGATCTGCAACTCTGGTACGCCGTCGACGGCGGGGCGTTCACGGCGCTGACGACGGCGGGCGGCGCCGGCACCGGCATCCTCGGCGCGCTCGGCACCAGCCTGCATGTCGGGAGCGACAATGCCGCCGCGGACTTCGCGCCGGGTATCTACGAGGCCCTCGTCATCTACACGCGCGCCTTCGCGAATCCGCACCATGGTCTCCGGACGTGGCGCGCCACGTGGCGCAACTACTTCGGGACCGCCGAGGTCACGGGGACCGGCTGGCAGCCCGTCCGGCACTCGCTCGATCCGCAGCTCTACATCTGGCCCCTCACGATCCGGCTCGGAGCGGCGGCATGAGAGCTGAGTCAGTCACCTATCGCGAGGAACGCAAGAAATACGTTACCGCGCCCAACCTCTTCGTCCGGTTCTTCCACACCCCCTCGGCCGAATCGGCGCAGGAGTGGGCCTTCTCGCGTGACTTCTCCGGTCGGGCGGTCCTTGAGCCGACCATCGCCAAGCTCCAGTGCGTGCGGCGCGTGATCGGCAACACGCAGACGGTGGATCCGATCGCTGGCACCTCCACGAACGGCACGCTGTCGATCGAGCTCGTCAACATCAACCGCGTGATCACGAAGTACGTCTCGGACCCGGCCCTCCCGCTGGCGGTGCCGCTGTCGGATACGCTCGGTGTGCGCTTCGACCTTGGCGGCTTCGTATCCCTGACTGGGGCCATCGCCGATAGCGCGGTGGTACTCAGTGGCGACGGCAACGGGTATCCGCCCGCCGGGCATTTGAGCCTCGGCACCGAAGACATCGCCTATACCGGCTACACCGTGGGCGGCGGGGTGACGACGTTCACGGGGATCACGCGCGCCTCGCGCGGGACGATCGCGCAGGTCCATCCCGCCGGGACGCTGGCCCGCAACGGTGAGCAGATCCGACGTGGGCAGCGCTTGACCCTCTTCACCGGCTACGCGCCGCTCGAGGAGATCGAGTACGGCCCCGGCCCCGGCTATGTCCGGATGCAGATCCAGTCGATCGCGTCGCCGGATGACGGCATGACCTGGCTGATCGGCGCGACCGACATCCAGCGGTTCATCCAGCGCAGCGTCTTCACGTCGGCGACCTCCGACAGCCCGACCGTCCTGGGTCCGGACCATCCGCTCACGATCGCGCTGAAGGTGCTGCATTCGACCGGGAGCGGCACGAACGGCCCCTATGATGTCCTGCCGCGCGAGCAGGGCGCCGCCGTGCCCCAAGCCTTTGTGGCCACAGATCTGCTGGAGTTCCTCCGGGATGCGGTCGTGCCGAACGTGACGATGGCCTTTCGCGAGATCCAGGCGACCGACGCCAAGAGCTTCATCGAGGGCCAGTGCTTCCGGCCGTTGAACCTCGTCCCCTTCATCACGCAACGGGGTCGCTACAGCGCACGGCCATTCCGTCAGCCGATCTTTGTCCGGTCGGGCACGGTGGCCTTCGACGCCTATCGGGCCGCGTAGGAGCGACGATGCACCGGAAAGTAGGGACGATCTTCGACAACAACGGCAACCCGATGTCGGGGGTGACCATCACGGTCAAGATCGCGGGCACGGCCAATAATGCCACGCTCTTCTCCGACAACAACCGGACCAGCCTCGGCAACCCGTTCACGAACGACAGCAACGGAAGCTTCGAGTTCTACGCCCCGAACGGGCGCTATGACCTCGTCTTCAGCAAGACGGGCGCGACCTTCCAGGCCTCCGACTCGACCGACATCGTGCTCTTCGACCCACACGATGACGACACCTATGTCACGGTCGCGTCCGACTTCCTCTGCGAGTTCATCTCGAGCGGCATTCGCATCTACGACGGCGGGCTCGTCCTGGGCGCCGCGGCCGGAGCCGTGGCCCTCCAGGCGACGTTGAAGGGCGGCGTCCTCCGGGTCGCCGAGACTGGCGGCACGGCTGGGAAGATCAAGATGGTCGACGGAGCCAGTGCCCAGGTCACGCCGTTCTTGGTGACCACCGATCGGATGGTGATGGACCTAGATCTCGAGAAGGTCGGGGATGCCGTGACCGGGACGCGGCGCATCGGGCTCGCGGACGGGGACCTAGGCGCAGATCCCACCAATGGCATCTTCGTCCGACAGATCGACGCCAACAACGCCTTTGCGGTGGCGCGGGCCACGACCGAGACCACGCTGGATCTGGGCACCACGCTGAACGATCGGAAGCGCATCCGGTTCTATATGCAGACCGGCGAGGTGCGGGTGATGGTCGACGACGTGCACATCGGCACGATCACGGCGACCATTCCCAGCGCGGCGCTGGGCTGGGCAATCGCGGGCGGCGCCACGGCATCGGGGGGCGGGATCGACATTGACCGAATGATGGTGGCGATGAAGCGATGAACATCGTGGCGACCGAAGACTTCTTCACCCTCGACGACCTGGACATCCTGTCCGATCCGCGGACGGGGCTGCCGGGCTGCACGTGGGAGAAGACGACGGTGCGCAACGTCATCGACCTCTACTTCGACTACAACGTGCCGGGCCTGCGACAAGACAACTTCGGACGCCGGCAGGTCTACACGGCCGACGAGAGCGTGATCCGCGGCGCCGAG